TGGAATGGCGGTTGAGGGAATGTCATTTATCCGCCTGAGTTGCCATTGCTGCCGCCGCAATGAAAATCACTTTCACGGGATCGGTAATTCTAAACTTAAACACGAAATTACGAGATACGCCAAGTCTGCGCCATTCCGCACGTTTGTTGTATTCACCCATGCGCCCAAATGACGTCCACATTTCATTACCATAAGTAAAACCACCATCACGGCTTACTTGTAGCATAATTTGCGGATTAGACCCCTGACCATCAACCAATCCGATACCTTGTTCCATATCAAGCCTTAGCCGGTATATGTGCAGTTTGTTGAACGAATCGGCTGCAAAGAAATGCGGTGTTATTAGTTCCCGCGCTATTTCTTCGCCGTTGTCCGTGTAGTGTTCAGGATCAAGATAGTACAGTTTGCCGTTGCGGTAATCGGCTGCAATTTCCTGATTTATAAATTGAGTGCATCTATTGCTGTAATGCCGCGTGTCATGGCCCGATTGCAGTTTTGACCACACTTCGGTTGTGTCGTCATAAAGCCACGTTACGCCTTCCTGTTGGAATGAAATCTGATAAAACTCATGCCCATTTTGACGGTAGCTAAACGCTATAGCATCGCCTGGGTTGCTGTACTGGCTAAACAAATAGTCAAGGTCAGTCGTAGAGACGACAACAGGCTGATAGTTTTGTATTTTGACTACAGACAAGCCACCGCGCCGAGTGCGCCCAAGGTAGAACAATTGACCGCCACATCGAGCCGTTGACCATCGAGCCGCCAAGCCAATATCGGTAGGTGATCCAGCAATGCGGGATAACGGAAAAGGGAAACTGCCATCGTTCTGCCAATACTCTTGTGAGATTGCGCCAAGCAAAACAAGGTTGCCGTTGTCCACCGTGACGGCTTGCAGGTCGTCCGTGTATGCTTCTTTGCTGGCGTACTGCAAAGGATCCCAATATAGGCCGTTGTATTGCCCTGATAGCCAAAATTGCTTGGTGCCAGGGTTATTGATTATGAAATATGAATCAAGAAACACAACCGTGTTAGCGCCTGGAAAATCTACGCCAGTGCTGGCCGCCGTGATATTCCTGAAGTTATTGACTACCTTGATAGTGCCGGACGCGCTACCGCTGGCGACCGTGTTAAACGTCCACGAATTAGCGCCTGTGACGGTGATGGTGTAGTTTCCTGCAAGGATATTGGCGTCGCCATCAATTGTTACTACATCGCCGTTCACGCGGTCTGTGAGAGTTTCAGTAACGGTGACAAGCGTTCCGGTTCGGCTATATGTTAATGCGGCTGTTTCAGGCTGAAAAATATAACCGTTGGGGCCATCCACGATCATAAGCTGTTGCCCGTTGTCGGACATCGACACGGTTCCGCTGTTGGTTAACAACGTGCCGCGACCTGTGCTGACGCCATCGCCACGAATTTCAATCAACTGATTATTGACTACCACATACAGCACATTACGCGCCTGAAACCACCACATGCCACGCGCTGGATTAGTGCCGAGATCGGTGAACAGTCGCAATCCTGGTGTTCCGTATGCCACTAACGCGCTTTTGTCTTGTTCCTTTTTGACTTCAAGGAATATGTTTTGACGCACCTGTGCTGTGATAGCGCGTGATCTGCCATCGACGCCAGGACCAAGAATGGGAAGTTTGATCGTACTAGGCATTAGCGACCGTAGCCATCTGCATAAATGTTGTAACGCATTTGACTGGTACTCATCAGCGCAACATCAGTTTGCAAAGTCAACGTGCGCTGATTCATGCGCTTGATTTTTTTTAACGATGATTCAGCAATTGCAATAGTTGTTGGCCTCATGTCAAACTGATATTCTTCGGCAATCCTGACCGCCAGATTGAATACCAATGCTTCCCAATAACCAGGCGGCAAGCTAATGGCTGCCGTTGGATCAGCAATCATTGCGAGCGGTTTCCAGCTTGTCAACGTAATGCTTTCGTTATTGACCGCACAAACCGGATAAACGTACAAATTGGCTAACGGAAATGCTGGCTCATAATAGCAATAGCTTGGGAAGTTGGTTTGTAATGTTTTCAGTCGAATGTCATTGTAATCATCATAGCCAATGACTTGCATGGGATAATCAACTGGAATTGCGCCTGTGCTGATAGTCAGATACGCGCCAACCAGTTTTGTAGGCCGTACGGTATCAAAATCACCGCCAAGTCCGACGCTGTAAGATAACTGGCTTGCCGCTAACGGGAAAGTTTCACGAGTCACCTGATAAAGCATGAGTTCTTCCATTGCCCATGCGTCAATCATGCGATTCAGTGATTCAAGTCCATCACGCAATTCCGATGCTGTCAGGTCGGTATCAACCGCTGCAACTTGTATAAGCCGCATAGCGGCACGAATCAAATCATTGCCGGTATAAAGTTGCCCTACGTTTTGAATCGTCTTAACAGTGACGTGATAAGGTGAAATCCACGCCCAAACCGTTTCAGCATCAGCCCAAAACGTAGAAATATCAGCCCATACAGGGCCAGGTAATGACCAGATATTTTCAACAGTAACGGCGCGGCGCAAATTTCCGCCAGTCAATATCAAATCATACTCAACCGTTCCATCAGCCACCCAAAAGGATATGTTATAGGAATCCATAACAATCGGATTGGCAATCGGGTTAGTCAATGCGCTATCGGCATACAATGACACTGCTGACGTGGTGCCATGATGCACCACGCGAACAGATATTGATCCTAATTGACCGCCTAATTGTGGAACAAGATCAAGGGTAAAGTATGTAGACATTATAATGTTTTTAACTATTTACATTTTTTTGCGTAACACGGTTGGCGTTACGGTATATGTCAATACAAGCGACTCGTTAGGCGCTAAAGATATATTTGTTTGTGTCAATACGTTTTGACCGTCAACAAGAATAGAACTTATTGTTCCGCCGCCAATGTATATAGTTTCTGGCGTGTGACCTGCTGTATACGTCCAAGGAGAAGCCCCTACAGTTAAACCGGTTAGTGCAGAGTCTCCATTGTAACCGATATTATTTGTCACTCTGGCATTAGCGCCTGTGCCGTTGTCTATAAGATTAGCAACCGTGTTACCAACAACGTTATTATCTGCTATCAAATAATTATTGCTTGCTGCGGCATCAACAACAATGCCTCTGCCATTAGCGCCACGCCCAGCAATGTTTCCAGCCACAGTTCCAATAATTGAAAAGTTAGAAGTTCCAGAAGCCGCTCGATAACCGTAAACTGTGTTTCCACAAGAAAATCCACCTGTGATAGTCCAGTTTTTTACATTTGACCCAACTGCAACAAATCCAGCATCGGCATTTGCTACAAATTGACAGCCTGTAAATGAAATGCCATCCACGACACCGGCGCCACTGGGCGTAATAGAACACCCGCTTTTGTTGCTAGAAAGACCAAACCATGAGTTACTGATTGTAGTATTATAAACATTTCCGGCAGGAGAAAATTCTGCGGAAGACTTGTAGCTTCCTGAACTGACCTGACCAGCACTGTCGAACAAACAATTATTGATTGTCAAGGCGTAACAATTTGCAGAAGCTAGAGTAGTTACATACAACGCTGAACCATGCAATGTAATGTTGGTATTAGAAATAAAACAAGTATCTCCATTGTTTATTTTGATACCGGAATCTGGTTGTGCCGCCGGAAAAGATGGCCCTGAAATTAAACAACTATCAATTGTAGCATTAGAAAAATTATCTAACAAAATAGCAGAACCACCAGCAATTACACTAGGATCGTAGAATGCACAATCAGCAACTTTGAAATTTACTGAAACCGGAGAAGAACCGACAAATACTGCGTTGTAGTATTTTAGAAAATCACATTTATTTACATATACGTTATTTTTTGCTGATACTGATATAAGATTGCCGTTAGCAAGATAATTATCTGATAGCAATTTTATGTTTTGTATGATTGTCGCATTTTCAGCAATAATTCCATTTCCATCCCATGTTGCCGATTTCCACATTAAAACAGAAGCAAATGACGAATCGCCAATCAATGCTACGCCATCGGTTAACGTTATATGCGAAGAAACTGAATACGTTCCTCTAGGCAAATAGACTGCGCCGCCGCTAGGACAAGCATTGATGGCCGCTTGTATTGCTGCCAAATCATCTGTAACCCCATTACCAACTGCGCCAAAATCTTTAACAGAAAGAAAGTCTCCAAATCCATCAGAAATTAGTCTAGGTTGTGAACCTGTTATTTGAGTACCATCTTTTGATGCAACAAACGTACTTGAAGTAGCGACGCTTGCCCCTGCGCTGCTTAATTGCAATCCAGTAGGATTTCCAGAACCATCTTGCACCGTTTGCAACGTTGACGTAATTCCGCCTGGAACTTGCAATAAACCTTGAAACGATTGGTTAATTTGCTGATTAGAAAGATTGCTCATTTATTTATCCTAATAAAACTTTTTTCCAAGCGCCGTTGTAAACGTAAAAGTTATTGTTTGTCGTATCGTAATACATCGGCACTCTGCCAGATACAGCGGTCGGTACGCCAGATGGTGCGCCAGCGGCAGCGGGGATATAAAAAAACCCGCTTGTCATGGCTGTTGTTCCGGCGGTGCCGTAAACGTTTCCGCCATTATCAATTCTCATTCTTTCGGTCGGACTAGACGCGCCATCAGTCGTAGTGCTGAACACCAACCGACCGGGCATATCGTTAGTACCAGGAGTGCCGTCTACCGCAGCGTCAATCGCCGCAGCGCGGATTATTGCAGTACCATCATCACCGCCAAACGCAATAATGCCTAGACCATCTCCATTACTTAAAATTGAATAGCTGCCTGGTGTTGCTGATCTGCTTTTATTTAAGAAAAAAGCGGAAGCCGTTGCATTTGCTTGCCAATAAGTATTGGATATAGCGCCTCCACCTTGACCAGCGCTTGTGCCGTTATTTTGAATTTGAGCGGTTACACCTTGCGCGGTCAGCGAAGTTGTATGCCCAAGAAGTTGACGCCCATCAGTTGTTATCACAAACGGCGTACTATCAGGATTTGCGCTATCTTCAACCACCAAGGCATTGCCCGTACCCGTTTGAGTGATGCGGAGAGCGTTTGTTGACGTGTTAACAGAAATAACTTGACTGCCGGTAACGGTCAGATTGGTGACGGTTGCAGCATTACCCCATGCGCCTATCCACCCGCTCATGCTGTCACCTCGTACACAACGGCACCAGAGCCAGAAGCCTGACTTATACGCAATGCCATCAGACGGCCATTGAAAACGTCTGTCACAGCCGTTGACGCGGCTATTGTACCGCTAGGCCAAAACTGCCAGTTTGCGCTTCCTGGTGCGCCGTATGCGCCTGGAGTTGTTGAGAACTCTAGCGTTGCAGTTGTAGCTGACGGACATTTGACCGTGACGGTCAACGGATACGCCATGTCTGACGTGTCTAAAACCACCGCCGTCGCACTTGTGACAGTACCGGCGAACGATGCGCTGACATTTTTTGAATCAATCGCGGGGGTTTGAACGGGTACAGTGTATTGTTCAGGCATGATGATCTCAGGAAAGGAATTTCAGTTTATACAAAGCCGTTTGATAAGTTGCAACGGCTTCATCAATTTGATTCTGTATAGCGGTTTGCGTAACCGGCACGTCGTTGTATCGGTTTTTCTCAATCCAGTCTAAATGATTGCGAAAAATTGACTCAATAGACGCTTTGCTAGGGTTTTTCATGTACGGAATCGACAGCAATTTTCCGTATTGACCCTGATACGCTTCTGCGATTGCGTCGGCATTTTCAATAATGCCGATATAAAACTCATTTAACGCCATATGGGCAGCAAATGATCGCGTTTTAAGATGCTCTCTGTGAGCAATGTCACGCGCTAAAAACAGTAGAGCGATTAACTCTTTCATTCGTCATCCGTTTTGCGCGGTCTGCCGCGTTTTTTAGGTTCATCTTCTACAACGTCATCGGTTGTTTTATGCCAATCAGCGTTAGAAATCCATCCAATAGCAGCTAATCGTGAGTATTCAGCCATTTCCTCTACAACAACAGACCAATCATATCGGTGTGGATGATGCATCACAGTAGGAAAATCCATACGTTCCTCAATAATATAAAGAAAAGGGAGGGCGAACCCTCCCTAATCAGTCCCTGTTATGCGCTAAGGGGAATAGCGCCAGAGTTAGCCGGTGAGTTAACCAAGAAGTCAGTCGTATTAGCGGCTGACGGATACGGACGTACAACAAGTACAGCGTAGCCGGTATTCCCTGGGGTTAATGCGCCAGCGGTGGGATTAAGTACCCGCACTTTGAGAGTGTTTGCAGCCGAAACATATGCTCCCATCATAATGGTTGCGTTACCGGTTGCACCCTGAGCGGATACAAAATCACCAACTGCCAAACCGTTAATTGTTACGGTGTACTCAGCAGACAAGCCAGCGGTAATGCTAGTGCCAGTGATGCTAAAACCAACAACGGATTGAGCGCGTATGCCGCTTTCCGCTACGATATTTGGGCCTGGATTTGCCATTTTAAGATACTCCTAATTAACCGGTTACGCGGGTTGCCAGTTCGGGATAGATCGTTGACCACCCATACAGCACATCAAGACGGGTCGGCAACTGATCGCTGTTAATGTCGTACTGACGTACCAGACGAATAGACAGACCATCAGCGGAGGCGCGTCCAGCCATGTCAACGCCCTGTGGAAGCAGAAGATCAGCGGTTCCGAGTGCAAATGCGTCTTTGTGGAACGCCAGAGCATTGGGAACAGATACAGCCGCGCCGGTAGACCCTGACAGAATCGTTGCAGTGCCTGATCCGATTGAGCCAGTGCTTGAAGTCACGTTCTGGAACTGACCGCTGAACACTGGAACAGGGAAGATGCTCAGTGAAGTGCTAGAACCAGGTGCGTCAGCGGTAACAACGAAATTACGCAACGCGCCGGTGGACTGACGATTCTGCGGGTTGACAGCGTAAACGCCCGGGATGGTGAATACGGTGCCTTTAGTCAAAGTGCCAGAGGTAGACGATACAGCCAAAGTGAAAGTAGACTGTGCGTTGTTCTGTACGCTTCCGCCAGCCTGTGCAGACACGGTGAACGCGGTTGCAGTACCGGAAGTGAAATTGCCGGTATTCTGATCCATGGCGAAGTTGAAGCCAAGGGTAGAATCGCCCAACGCGCCCTTGTTAAAGATGCGCGAAATGGTGCCAGCAGGATTAAACAGGTTGGTCAAACCGCTGACGATGCCAACTTCGATAGTCGGATCAACGATAAACATTCTATCTTCATCGACCGGAGCGGCTTCCTGATTCAGTCTTGCGCGTGCGTCAAGAATAGCTTTGGTAGCCTGGGCCAGTGTCGGAGTGCCGGTTAGCTGACCGACAGTGCCGACAAGGTTATACACGTTTTTGAACTGCTGCAAACCATCATAGTCGATTTTGTTTGCAATAGCGGCAACAGCGGGTTTAATGAACCGATCACTAAAATCAGAAATGTTGAGGCTCAAATCCTGAGTAGTGAACGCCATATCAACACCAAACTGAGTGTCAAGCGTCAGCGGTACATAGGTTTCAACTGCGGATTCAATTTGAAGCGCGGGGCCAGAGCGACCAACGTAGCGCGGAGGCTTCCTAAGATTGATCGTGGTGCCGATCTTCGCGCCTTCAATTGCGAACTTATTGTCGTACTGACGGTTTACAGCTTTGGTGAATACCAACTGGTTGGTAAGCACTCGCAGTGCTTCATTTGTGATCATGCTGATAGTCAGCAGATTATTGCTCGCCATAAGATAAACTCCTGTGATAGCGAAAAAAAATAAAGTGATAAGCCTTATGTTTTTTCCCGCCGGTAGGAGCCTATCCTTCGAATGACCAGGGTACTGCCTGACAATCTATCTCGGCAAAAAGATAGAAAGACGTGAAGTCTTTATATCACAAAATGCAAATAAAAAAAACCCCGTCATGGCGACGGGGTAAGAGGGGTGGGAACGAACTTATTACCGTTTCATCATCGCTTGGCGCCGCGCTAAATCTTCAGCGTTACGCGCCGCGATATATTCTTCTGTACTCATCTCAGCGTATGATTTTTCATTGCGCGGAGGTTTGCCAGTAGCATTGATTGGCCTTATCGGTTGTGGCGCTCGGCTTGCTGACTTTGTAGACGTACCGATTATCTCAGCCAATTTCATACCCGCCTGAATCGGGTTCATGCTGGCAATTTGATAAGCCACATCAAGATTGCGTCCGAGGGTATACGCAATCTCAGGGCCGTTTTCCATGCCAAGCAATGCTTGACGGATGGTCGGATTATTGGCTAGACGCGGGTCAGATGTAATCTGCTCAATCACAGCGTCATAATCAGCGTGTTTTGCTCTGGTTGCCGCTTCTGCCTCCATTAGTCGCGCTTGCGCTTGTGCAGCGGCCTGAGCCTGCTCACGCTGTTGATATTCTGCCGCTACCGCTTGCCGCGCTTCATGTATCGCTGACTCACGAGTATATTGCATCATGGCGTCAATGTAACGCGGATCATATTGACCGCCAGCAAACTGCGACGGGTCAGGCGGCGTCAATCCTTGAGGTTCCGCTGCGGCGTTTTGCGGCATGTATTGCCGCATCATTGCTTCTTGCTGTTCTAGAATCTTTTCAAGACGCTCGGCCTGACGTCTGGCTTCGTGCTTGTCTCGCGTCAACTCATCAATGCGCCGTTTATACCATGCGTCTTTTTTTGGATCGTCAGAATCCGTTGAGGCTTCTTCGTTAGCTTGATCCTGTTCAAGCGATTCCGATTCAATTTCAGACGAATCACTTGCCGCATCCTCAACAGTTTCGGTTTGTATGTTGTCGTCAATGGTTTCAAATACTTCATTAACTTCGCTCATGTTGTTATCCCCTTTGTTGTGAAATTATTCAGACTCACCAGGCTTTGCTTCGCCGGTCAATGCTTCTGTATCTGCTTCGCGCGTCATGCTTCCAGCGCCACGAGCGGGAACCGGTGCGCCACCACCTTGCGGCTGTGGTTTTTGTATCGGCTGTTCTAACTGCGCCTCCATGCGCTCAAATTCGGGCTGCTGCTCAAGTGATTGTTGCGTACCAATGCCCATCATGAGCATGATGTTTTCACGCACCGCCGCTTGTAGCTGGCTGTCCGTCATCATAATCTTGCCTTCCACTTCCATCCTTTTGGTTTCAGAGTCGAACCATTCGCGCTCTTTTTCTTGCAACAGAATTGCTCGCTGATCGCGTAGCTGTTGCATTTCGGCGCTCATCTGTTCCATCTGATCGGCCATCTGCTCAATCATCTGTTGAGCCTGCATAACTTGCGGGTCTACCTTGTCTCCGCCAGCCATCTGCTGTAACTGCGGAGGCAGTAGCATCTGAAGCCTTTTGCTAATTTCCTCTGCCCCAGGCCAATCCATGTTTTTCATCATCAAATCGCCAATAGACTGGAACAGGGCGGGATTGGCTTGCGTTAACGCCAACATCATGTTAGCCGCTTCATCGCGCTTAGTGGCATAACTCGGACCGCTGTCGCACACTACGTCATACTGTCCAATTGTTGGATTATAGATTGAATCAATTGCAGGGTTATCAGTGCCGACTGAAGCTTGCGGTAAATTGGGATCAAGATTTACAGTGCGCGGTGTACCATCTTCGCCAAGTATTCTGGCGACTCGGGGCCGATCGTATACTTTTGGAATCATGTCAACAATGATTCGACCGCAATGCCGAATTGAGCGATTAAGGTTATCTTGATAATGGAAGTTACCGGTCTCTGATTGCTTTTGCCTTAACAGCAATGCGCGTCCGGAGGTCTCATTTGACTGAGCGCCAAGTGACGGTTGATAGATACCCATTGACTGCATAATGTCATTTTCAGCCAATCGGATTGCGTCCATGATTGCGCTGGACGCTTGCGGAGGCATAGCGCGTTGAGGTGCGCCGACCGGAGTGCCTGCGATGCTGACAGGATCATATTCAAGATATGCCACTGACTCTTTGTTTGCTCTACCCCAGTTGGGGTCAGTTTCAAACTGACCAGCTACGCCGATGAAGGGCGCCTTAGGTGCAAGTGCTACGTTTTCCGCGTTGGCGCTTAAGTAATAGTTATACAGTCGCTGCGCGTCCTTTGCGTTCCTAATCAAGCCGGATAAATAACGTTTACCCTGAACCCATATTTCATGGCCAATGACTGGGATAACGGGAATGTATTTAGTCGGTAGTTCGGTACGCTCAAGTACTTTGTCACCAGTGACCTTGCACCACATGCAACGTTTAGGCTGTATTGTGCGAGATCGCCCTGTTTCCTCGTCGTATATTTCCTGTGCTTCGTCGTATTCAAGATAATAATACTCTGCAATCCGCACTGAATCCTTGGTATACCATCCCTGCATGTCCCCATTTCCAGCGGCCTCAAATGAGGTTTCGTCAACATCGGGATACATGCGCCTAAATTCTTCTTTGCTAATTTCCTCGGCTATGATGCACCATTCAGCGTCTGAGCCATCGGGCTGTTTGCTGTGAGGGTCAAAGTAAACCTTCATCGGATCGGGTATGCGATCTATAAATATATCTTGGTCAAATGAAGTGTCATCAATGTAATCATTGCGCACTCTGAAATAACCTAAACCAGCATCCACTTGCCACTCGACGGCGGTATCGTACGCGATAGATGCGTTTGAGTTGTCTTGAATGTGGTGAACCAGTCCCATCAGCACTTCAGCGGTTTCTTGATCTGCGCCATCGTTTACCGGCCTAATTCTAATGCTTGGCGTATTTTGTCGAATTTCGTTGACGACTCTATCCCTGAACTGCAAAAGCCGATTGACAACCAGCATGGGCCTCTCTTTGCCTGGCCGATTCCTGTCGTACCGAGCCGATTCTGACCATTGATCGCCAAGCCTTGCGAACCTAATATCATCAAGCATTTCCTGCCTGACACTCGCACTAAACTCCACCGCATCACTGAACCGCTGGCGGATTTCTCGAAGTGTCTCTTGGTCAGTGTCGTCTACGTCGGTATCAGAGCCAACGCCGAGTGAGTTGTAAATGCTGTCGGTATCTAAATTTGCCATTGGGATTCCTGTTATTAACTCATCCAGTCGCCAGTGCGATAATCGTCAACGCGTCGTCTTTTGGTTATATTATCATTTTTTAACATATCCACACACGTTGCTAAGTAGCGGAAAGCATCAGCGCCGTGTGAATACTCATCATGAAGCGGGCCGGTGGGCTGGCCTGTCGTTAAATTGATTGCGCGCCTGTAACGCTTTAGGCACTCTTGCAATAGCGTTGTTTTCTCTTTGTCCATCCAAAGACGCGGGAACAACATGCGAGCAAGCCGTATGCCGTGTTCAACGTCTCCAACTGGGATAATCTCAACATTCCAGCCAAGTGCAGTCATGATGTCTAATGCGCTTTTGCCGGTCTTGTAGTCTTTAGTCACGCCGTCATGAGGAAGCCAGACTTTGCCCCAGTTGTACGGACGTTTTTTAAGTTCGTTTGAGTACCAATCCAGCGTATGAAAGGACTCTTGAATGTAATCAATAATGCGCACTTCTGAGCCTGCGCGTTGCGCCACGATGATGGTCATTGCATCGTTCCAGCCCAGGTCAAAGATGCAATGGGCTTTGAGCATAGGATCATGAGTAACAAGATTGATTCTATGTTGATCCACCATTTCTTGAAACTCGTCAGCGTAGATTGCGCCGTCCACAACTGTTTTGGGTTTTCCTTCCCAGATGTTGGCGTAACTTTTCGGGTCAGACTTTAAGCAATGCTGGCGCTCTTTTTCCAGCACTAACGGAAACCAAGGATTATCTGACCAGTTGATGTTTACAATAAACGTGTCAGGCGGTGGATTCAACACAAACCGGACGTAGGTCTCATCTGTGTCCAGATCCGGATTCATTGTAATCCAGATTTCGCTATTGTTTGCGCGAATGGTGGGGATCAATATTTCCCATGACTTTTTGCTAACAGTTTGCGCTTCTTCAATCCAGCATCGGTCTATGTTCGCCATTGACTTAATGGATTCAACGGTATGACTGGCTAATCCGCTAAACGTAAACACTGAGCCGTTAATTCCTCTGATTTCGGATTCCGTGACAGTGTAGAAGTAGCCAAGGTTTAGCGTTTGAATCTGATCAACTAACAGCGTGTGAACAGACTGCTTAAGTGACTTTTGCACCTCACGAGCGCATAGCACGCGCAACGGTTTCTGTGCGGCTTCGATCAAGAGCGCCGAGGCTGCTGCGTAGGATTTGCCGGAGCCGCGCCCACCGTACAGAACTTTGTAGCGCGCTGGATTAAACAGTCCCTTTAGTTTCGGCGGGAATTTAGCGACTGTCTGACTCATGCAATTTTTGAATTCTTGCCGGTTTAACTAAATTTTGATTACATTCATCGCAACAATCGCCAACGTTACGCAAAGGCCACGGATTGTTTAAAGCTTTTGGTTGATTGCAAAAGCAACATTTGCTTGCAAGCCATCGGTGCAATTTTGCACTCAATTCACTCATCAAAACTCACTTTGATTGAGTGTTCCACAGGCCCACCGTCCGCTCCGGTCAGCGTTTGTTCTGTTCGCGCCAGCTTAGGGACGTGGTACTCGACGACAGACTGGAATAGCTGGAAAGCCTTTTCTGGATTTTGTTGCGCCACTTCATCTAACCAGCCTTCAAGCCGATGCGCGTTGTTATCAACAAACATGGCGATAGCCTCGCGAGCCGCTGAAGTTGCTTTGTTAGGCTTTCCAGCCCTTGAAACAGGATTTGGGTTGCCTTTTCCTTTTTTCATAATTTTTCACTCTGAACATTCTGAATTGCTAACCATTGCTCACAAGAGTCTGTAGGTTCCACTATTGACTGCGTAGTTGCGCCAGGATCAAGAGTGCAAATACCAGCATTACCAATACATCGAATGACATCATAAAACTCACAAGTTGCGCATATTTTTTCAGCCATTGCCTGATTCCATGACTTCGATTAGCTTTTCCAAATAGTGTTGCGCTTTTTTTATATCTTCCAGCGCGTCGCCTTTTTTTCCAGCGCGAGCCAAGTACTTAATTGCGTTGCCGCGCAGGAAGCCAGCGAACTGTTCGGGCGTAAACCATGACTCCATCGCCGTCCAAGGCTGAATTTCCATCTTGTTGTAATGCAATCCGCCAACTTGGTTTGCATCTGCCTTCATCATTTGTCTAACCTCGCATGCGCGTTAAAGTCACTGTAAGCCTCAGGGTAGCGTTTTTTCAGCTTCTCGATGTTATCCCTTGCCACAATTTCTAACGGCTCCCCTAAGACCTCACACGCGTACGCAACATACCACAAAATATCCCCGAGTTCCTCAATCATGTGTTGGCGGTTTGGAGCGCCTTCGTAGATTGCGACGCGCTTTACTGCGTCTGCGAACTCACCGGCCTCACCCGTTAAGCCAAGTGCGGCATGTATCAAGCCATCCTTAAAGCCTAAGTCCTTTGCAGTACGATTTGCCAAAAATTGATAGTCACGCAATTCCATACTTATTCACCCCTTTTATTTTGCCAGTATTGCTTCATAAATCTACTACACTTGACCTTTTGCTGACAGCCGCATGACGTTGAACGTCCTGACGTGATGTTGTGCAAGTACGATGTTCGAATCGTGCCGCACTCACATTGAGCCGACACGCATCTGGTGTTGTGCTTAGACTCAACATCATGAAGTATTCTCCAGCTACCGAATACTTTACCTGTGACTTCTCGCTTGATACCCATTTCACCCCACCATTTCATGCTTGTCGTCGCCGCTGAGTTTAGGTAAACCGCACCAATGGGTAAAGCCGCCTTCTTGATAATACTGACCTATAACCGCCGTTCCGTATTTCATTCTTAATAATATCTTGGTTCCCGATGGTGGTGGTGTCTTAGAAATAAGTTTCCAAGTTGGTTGATGTTCTGATTTATACTTTTGCATTGTCTATTTTTGTTACTTCGACTATCAATCCGCCGTTGTGTGTTGCTACGCCATAACTAGCGTGTATTTCCTTAACCTGATTATCGTTTTCGATAATCACACCCTGAAGTGCGTCGAGCGCCACTTTGAGGCAATTATCAAGATCAAGGATTACTTTGCTGGCCTTGCCTTTTGCCGTGAATTTTGGAAGTAGTTTTATATTGACACAAATAGAATCATTGTGCAATACAAGCCCGTCTGTGTGCGCTACGGTTTTTACGTGATTTTTGTACGCCGTCGCCGCTGCACTCGGAACCATGCGATTGCGAAAACAACGCCAGTAGCGGTTCGCCGAGGGCGGATAGTCTAGTCTTAAGATGATGCTCATTTTTTGCTCACTTTTTGTACTCTAAACACGCCGATCACCGACAGGCGACCCAGTACCCTACCCCTAAAGGGGGGTAGGGGTACTTTGGGTACCTCGTAAGTCGTTGATTTGATCCTTTTTGGTACCCAGGTACCCAGGGTACCGAAAGGGTACTTTGGGTACTTGTATCAGACTGCCAAAAGCCATGCGGATGCCTCAACTTCATCTGTGACTATGAAGCCATTTTCGTAGCATTCAATGACGCCATCCGCCAACATTGAGGCTATCATTTTGCCTTCATTGTTCGCGTTCATAGCGTTCTTAATAGTTTGTTCTGCCTTGCCATCCTGGCGCAACAAGTCACGCAAAGCCGAACGGGTTACATAAGGTAAATCCATTCTGATTTCCGTTCCACTCGCCCACCATGCGCGTTCCATTACTTTAAGGTTTTTAGTATGTTTTGCGCTTTTTTTGGTGCTGTTCACCGGCGCATCATCCTCAACCATAACCACGCTAGTTACTGGTTCATTATCTTCATCAAACCATCCGTTAATAGTCACCTTCTCAAGTCTCATATGCTTGTCGGGTGCCAATTCTGAGTCCTTGGCTTTGCGCTGTATAATCTGTATTGGTGTTGACTCTGTAGCGGGTACAACGCTAATCGCTATTTCCAAAGCACCACGATAGGCCGATGAACCGCGCCCATCTTTTTGTGCGGTTTCATCCTTTCCGGTATGGTGTACTAATAGTACTGACGTATTAAATTCACGCATCAACAAACCACACGCATCAATCATGGTTTTAGCAATTTCCGACGAATTTTCATCGCCTTTTAGGAATCGGTGCAAGGTATCAATTACTATTAAACGTGGAGTTTCAGGTAGTTTTCTAACAGACTCTAATACTTTGTGATACCCTTCTGATGTATTTAAGTCGCACCCATGACGACTAACATACATATTCATCTGATTGACTTGGTTATATTGTTTCCACGCCGCGATACGACTACGCAAACCGTGATGACCTTCACCTGCCAGGTATACAACCGTCCCTGGCGTTACTTTGTGGCCTTTCCATTCGCTTAATCCAGACGCTACGGTGTTAGCTATATCCAGCACAAAAAACGTCTTACCGCCTCCGCTAGGGCCATGAACCATTATAAAAGCCTGATCCTGAATCCAATCCTTCACTAACCATTTGATCGGGGCCGGTTG